ACTAATATTTTGGATACAGAACATTCTGAAATACCTCAAGAACATAAGTGTGCGCATATATTGGCTCTTAATAACGGGAATTATGCTGGTCAGCCTAACAATCGTTGCCTTTGGCACGTTAATAGTTATACTACTGACAACAGTTGGCCTGACTATAAAGTCCAAACTACTTACTGGGATGCAGAAGATACAAAATTAGTAACAGAAGATTCTGATAATATGTTTTATGATATGCAAGAAAAGGATCAAGCAGAAGATTTAAGTTTTGAAAATAATGGTAAAAAAAATGAAGCTGACACGTAATTTTTCTTTAGCCGAGTTAATTAAATCAGACACAGCCATTAGGCGTGGGATTGATAATAATCCTAATGCTGATCAGATAGAAAAATTAAAATTATTATGTGAAAACATTTTGCAGCCAGTACGTGACCATTTTGGAAGAGTTTCTGTGACAAGTTGCTATCGTAGTCCAGAACTTTGTGTTGCCATAGGTTCGAGTTTGACCAGCCAGCATTCACGTGCAGAGGCTGTTGATTTTGAATGTTTAGGCGTTGATAATGCGGAGGTCTTTGATTGGATTAAATCAAACTTAGATTGGGATCAAATGATCTTAGAATTCTATACACCTGGAGAACCTAATAGTGGATGGGTGCATTGCAGTTGGGTAGCAGATAATCCAAGAAAACAATTATTGCGGGCATACAGAGAAGATGGTAAGGTAAAATATAAACCAATAATTGGTAATGCAACAGATTTAACATGAAAGATCCAAAAGTAGGTACAGGAAAAAAACCAAAAGGCTCAGATCGAAGATTATACACTGATGAAAATCCGAGAGATACAGTCAGGATTAAGTTTAAAACAGATGCTGATGCAAGAGCTACAGCAGCAAAAGTAAAAAAAGTTAACAAACCTTTTGCAAGAAAAATACAAATTTTGACTGTAATGGAACAGAGAGCTAAAGTTATGGGCAAAAGGGGAGTTGTAAACATTGCAAAAAAAGCCAAAGAATCCTTACGCAAAAGCCGTAAGGTCTAGAACATTTCAATCAAAAGTGGTAGACTCTAAGAAGTTGTACAACCGGAAAAAGGATAAGTTATACACTTACAAAGCCCGGGCTATAAAGGAGGATTAATGGCAAAACAAGGACCATGTTGGGATGGATACGTGCAGAAGGGCATGAAGAAAAAAGGTAATAAGATGGTGCCTAATTGTGTTCCTGCAGGTAAAAAAATTATAAAAGCTGCTATGGGTAGAGCCGCTTTTTCAGAAACAACTTCTAAAGCTCCTGGTACTAAAATGATTCAAGAGCCTTATATAGGTTCGTATATGAAATCAGAATTAGCTGGTAAAAAAGTTAACAATCAATCCCTAGTAAATTACTATGGACCACTATTAAAAGGATTTAAAAATGGCTGAGAGAAAAAAACCTGGTTTGATGGATCTTATAGATAGATTCGGCAAAGATCGTATTATTAGAGCTTTAAGACAAAGAAAATTTAGCAACAGAAAAAAAGCTGAAGAAAGAAAAACAGGACAAAAAAATTTTGGTTTTAACGCTGGTGGTGGAGCAGATATGGGAGCAAAGAAAAAAAAGAAAAAAAGTAAAGGACCTAAGGGATATGTCATGGGTGAAAGTTACGGAAATAGAGCAAAGATGGATTATGAACCTAGTGAAAGATTTAATAAAGGTGGATTAGCAGATTATTATAAGGATATAATTTAATGGCAACATCAGGTACAACATCGTTTAACTTAAACATTGATGATATTATTCAAGAAGGATATCAAAGATGTGGTGTAAGAACAAACTCAGGGTATGATTTAAAATCAGCTAGAACTAGTTTAAATTTATTATTTGCAGAGTGGGGCAATAGAGGTGTTCATTTATGGAAAGTAGAATTAAATGAAAAATCATTAGTGTCGGGACAAGCTGCATATACTGTAAACGAGGATGTAAGTGATGTATTAGAAGCTTTTATTTCATCAAGTCTTACAGCATCAGATAGTTCTTCAACGCAAGATGTTTCTTTAACTAAAATTGATAGATCTGCTTACGCTGCTTTACCTAACAAATTTTCTACAGGAACACCTGCACAATATTATGTAGATAGACAAAAAAGACCTATTATAAATTTATACCAAACACCAGATTTAAATACTTATACTGCATTGAAGTATTATGTTATAAAAAGAATTGAAGATGCAGGTTCATATACTAATGATGCAGATGTAGCTTATCGATTTTTACCATGTATGGCTGCTGGTTTAGGATATTATTTATCAATGAAAATAAATCCACAATTAGTTCAACAAAATAAAATTATTTACGAAGATGAATTAAAAAGAGCTCTAGACGAAGATGGTCAAAGAACCTCTGTTTATATTAGTCCACAATCGTTTTATCCTTCAGGAGTTTAATTATGGCAACGTACGCAACAGGTAAAAGATCAAAAGCAATATCTGATAGATCGGGTATGGAATATCCATACGAAGAGATGGTAAAAGAATGGAATGGTTCTTTAGTGCATTACACAGAATTTGAACCAAAGCATCCACAAATAAGACGAAGACGTACAACAGCTGATGCAATAGCACTTAGAAATCCAAGAGTAATGAAGTTTCAACAACCTTCACAACAATTTTTAAGAGATGGTGATGGCACTACTTCAGATAGTGGTGGAGCTTCAGTAGCTGTAGCAGACTTAAGTTTACCTGGTCAATTCGCTTTTAGAACACAAGAATTTCCTGTGATTAGAGATGGTGAAACTATAATTATGCAAAGTATGATTCCAGAAGATCCAAGTATTCAAAATATTAGACGACAAGCAAGAGTTTTAGTTGGTTTAGTGGAGGTTAATATCACATAATGTCAATAACACATTCAGATTTTTTAACACAAGTTAGAGATTATACAGAGGTTGGTAGTTCTGTTTTGACTGATTCTATTATTCAAAATTTTATAAGACATGTTGAGTTAGACGTTGCAGGTAAAGTTGATTATGATGATTTGAGAAAATATGCCACTTCTAATTTCACCGCTGGAAATAGGGCTGTGTCGATACCTGCTGATTCATTGGTCTTAAGATCTGTTCAACGAATTGGTTCTGGAGGTGAAAGAAATTTCTTAGAAAAAAGAGATATTAGTTTTATCTCTGAATTTAATAGCACTGGCAAACAAGGCACGCCTAAGTATTTTGCTAACTATGATGATTTTAATATATTAGTGGCCCCAACACCTGCTGTAGCAGATACAATACAGATAAATTATATTAAAGATCCACCACAATTTACATCGACAAATAACACTTTCTTATCTACATATCAGGAATCCATGTTATTACATGGTGTTCTTACAGAAGCTTATAGCTTTTTAAAAGGACCCGACAATCTATACAACCTCTACAAAGGGAAGTATAATGAAGAATTACAAAATTTTGCCCTACAACAAATGGGTAGAAGAAGACGTGCGGAGTATGATGATGGTGTTATGAGAATAAAAATACCATCGCCTTCTCCAAACAATTAATTTAAAAGGAGGCCATTATGGCAATAACAACAAACGCAATATGCAATTCATTTAAAAAAGAATTGCTAGAAGGAGCTCATAAATTTCAAGCAGCTCCAAACGGAAGCACATATAAACTTGCAATGTTTACTAACTCTGCAAGTTTAGGTAAATCAACTGTAGGATACTCTACGTCAAATGAAGTTTCATCACCATCAGGATATTCTGCTGGCGGTAAAGCACTTGTTAACGTAGGAACATCTTTAGCAACTAATACAGCTATTACAGATTTTGCTGATCTTTCATTTGTCGGAGTGACTCTGACTGCTAGAGGAGCATTAATTTATAATACAACTACAAGCGGAGGTTCAAACACAACTGACGCTGTAGCAGTGTTAGATTTTGGCGGAGACAAAACTGCAACTTCAGGAACTTTTACAATTCAGTTCCCTGCATTTACTACATCCGCTGCGATTTTAAGAATAGCGTAATTTAAGGTCCTGAAGCTATGGCAGACGTAAATTTTACAGTCACAGTAGCTTCAGGAAACCTATATGGGGGAGGGACTGGTAATGTCTATTATTTAGATGGTGCTAGAAATTCCTCTGGTCCAGGCACTATAACTTGGCAACCAGGAAAAAGTTATAGATTTGAACAAAGTGATTCTACTAATGATGGACATCCTTTAATTTTTTCATCAACGACCGCACAAGCAAATTATTTAACATCTGATGTTACTTATTATTTAGATGGTGCTACTACTTACGCTAACTATATTAATACAACAAATTTTAACGCTGCTACAACTAGATATGTTGAGGTAACTCCTACATCAGCAACAAGTTTTTATTATTTATGTTACGTTCATGGAATTGGAATGGGCGGTCTCATGGATCGAAAGACGCAATTAACTTACACAGTTACTGTAGCCACAGGCGATCTTTATCTTGGTGGAGGTGCTCAAGGTAACGTTTATTATTTAGATGGAGTTAGAGATATTGATTTAACTTGGGTTAAAAGTGGTGCTTTACGTTTTGATCAGTCTGCTTCAACTAATAATAATCATCCATTATTTTTTGCTACGCAAACATCTAACCCTCAATCTAACGTTTACAGCACAGGAGTAACTTATTTTTTAGATGGTGCAGTTTCGCAATCAACTTACACAAATACAACTAATTTTAATGCTGCTACTGTTAGATATGTAGAAGTAGCTCCAGCTAGTGATGATACTTTTTATTATGCTTGTTGGGTACATGGAATTGGTATGGGTGGTGAGATTGACATTACTCAACAAACTTACGGAGCTTTATCGTGGGGCGTTGGTAACTATGGAGCACAAAATAACCAAACCATTATCGTATCAGGTATATCTGCCAGTTCTTCATTAGGCACTCAAACAATAGAATTAAATACTATTGAGCCTGCAACAGGTCAATCAGCAACACTTTCAGTTGGTGATTCATCAGTAGATCTTTTAAATAATGGTTGGGGTGCCAACACTTGGGGATTCAGTGAGTGGGGACAAATAGGTAATCTTGTTACAGGATCAGCTTTGGCTTCTAGTATTGGTGCTGCTGTTGCATCTATTGATGTTGCAGTAACCACAACAGGACAGTCATTATCTACTTCTATAGGTGGTAATGTAATTTCTATAAATCAAACAATTGCAGTTACAGGTCAATCTTTAACTAGTGCTATCGGTATATTAGATCCAACTCCTATTATTGTTGGATCGTCTATGACAACTTCAATTGGTAATGTCACTGCTGAAGGTGTTATAGAAGTTGGTTGGGGCGGTGATGCTTGGGGTTTAAATCAATGGGGCCAACTTAATGCTCCTACAGAGGCAGTAACAACTGCAGGATTATTACAAACTACTGCAGCAGCAGTAGCTTCAATTACGGCTAATGCAGATGTATCTGTAACTGGATCAGTAGCTACTATTGCACAAGGTGAAGATATTTCTGGAACATCACACACTGAAATAGTAACAACTGCAGGTTTACTGCAGATGTTCTCTGAATCAAGTGTGGTTGATATTGGTGTTCCTGCTACAGGTATTTCAGCATCAATGTCTGCAGGACAAGCTACTATTGATGATACATTTTTAATTGGTGCAGGATGGGGTAGAGACACTTTTGGTAATTTAGGATGGGGTGTTAATTACTCTGCTATAAACTCAGCAGGACTATCTTTAACATCATCAATAGGTAATGAATCACAAGTAGCCAATGCAAATGTTGCAGTAACAGGACAAGCACTTACATCAAGTTTCGGAACTTTCTCAATTAAAGTAGATCAAGATATTTCAATTGTTGTATCTGAACACACATTAACCACTGCAGTAACTTCGGTTGCATTAGATCAAAATACTTTAGAAATTCTCACTGGTCAGTCTATGACCTTATCTTTAGGTGATGAGGCATCTGGATTATTCTTAGATGTTCCTGTAACTGGATCTGCCTTAACATCAGCTATAGGAAGCACATCATTAGTACAAACAACAACTGAAGCTGTTACGGGTCAAGCTTTAGCTTCAAGTGTTGGTACTATTACTGAATTACCTCAATTATTAGTAGGAGTTACAGGGGTGGCTATGACTATGTCATTAGGATCTGAGGGTACAGTAGCCAATGCTATTGTTGTTCCAACAGGCCTGTCCTTGACAAGCTCTGTGGGCAGCCCTAATATAACGCCATGGCAAGAGGTTGATCTTGGTGTCAATAATACTTGGACTACAGTTGATTTGGCTGCTTAATAAATGTATAATATAGATAATTAGGAGAATTTTTTATGTCAAGTTATTCAAGTGATTTAAAAATTGAATTGATGGTTACTGGCCAAAATGCCGGTACATGGGGTGACAAAACAAACACGAATTTAAATTTAGTTCAACAAGCAATTGCAGGTTATGAAGCTATTGATGTAGCATCATCTGATGTGGCACTTGTCATGACTGATGGAACAATTTCCAATGCAAGAAATGCTACACTAAAACTTACAGGAACTTTAGCTGCAAATAGAACAGTAACTATTCCAAATAGTATTGAAAAAGTTTACAATGTTGTAGATGGAACTGATCATGCAGGATACACTTTAACTTTTAAAACTGCATCTGGAACAGGTGTTCTTTTATGTGAGGGTAATTGCTATGTATTATATGCTGATGGAACAAATGTTGAAAAGGCAAATGAATACAGAAAATGGAGAACAATTACTGCATCAGAAACTATTCAAGCAGGTGCAAAATTATTTGTAGATACAACAGGTGGAGCTGTAACTGCTACACTTCCTGCATCACCAGCAGTTGGTGATGAGGTTCACTTTATAGATTCAAGATTTAACTTTGATAGCAATGCGTTGACTGTAGGAAGAAATAGTTCTAAAATTGCTAATGCGTCTTCAGACTTAGTTGTTAATACTGAAGGTGCAGGTTTTGGACTAGTTTACTCTGGCTCAAACGTTGGCTGGACTTATATGGAGAAATAATATGTCAAATTATGAAGCAACTAGATATGATTTTACAGGAGCAAACCTTACAGGTATTGAAGGTATACCAACAGCTACTATTGTGCCGTGGTCATCTTCATCTGTACCCTCAGGTTTTTTAGAGTGTGATGGATCAGCAGTATCAAGATCTACTTACTCAGCATTATTTGCAATTATAGGAACAACTTATGGAACTGGAGATGGTGCATCCACTTTTAATGTACCTAATCTAGCTGACAACGTTGCTGTAGGAAAATCTAATAATAAAGCTCTAGCATCAACAGGTGGTGCAAACACTGTGACATCAACTGGAAACGTTGGAGGATCTACTGGAGCTCACACATTAACAACTGGTGAATTACCCTCACATACACACCCACAAGGAAACGCAGGGGGAGGTGGAGGAAACAGGGATGGTTATGCACCTAACCCAGCTGCTACGGGTTCTTCTGGTAGTGGTAGTTCACACTCACATAACATGAGTGCAACTTTTACAGGAGATGCAACATCAGTGTTGCAACCATATTTGACAGTGATATATATTATTAAAACTTAGGAGAAATTATGCCAAATAAAAGTAAGTGGACAGTAATATTTGATGATAAAAAAATTCTTAATCAAAGTGTAACAAACGAGGATGGATGGGCAACAGCCTACGAAATTGATGATGATGCCTTTTGGAATGATCCTAAATGGCAAGATATAAATGCTATTCAATATATTGATGATGATAACGATCACAACGACTGCGTAGAAATGGTTCCAGGCACATTTGGTAGAAACAAAACTTATGCTGAATCAGGCTTAGGAGATTTTAGAGAACAATTTATTACAAAATGGGATGCAGCTCATCTGGCAAGATTACAACAAGATTGGGATAATGACGATAGAGATGAGTCTGAAAAAGGTGCAAGACCAACTTCTTACGTATCTCCTTAATCAAGATTAATTAAATACTTAAAAGTTAAAACCATTCTTAGATCAGCAAGATCTCTTCGGACATCTCTTGCACAATGTTTAATACTTCCATTAAATACTACAACTCTACCTGGTTTGGGTATAACACTTTTTAAAATGTCCTGATTATTTGCATCATAGAAAACAGTTTCTCCAGCATTATCTAATACCCAATGATTATTTAAATAATACATTAATGTAATTCCACCTGCAGTTTGTTCTGAATAATCAGTGTGAGATTCATGAATCGTCCCATATGGATTAGCACTAGCATACACTCTTTCTAATTTTAACAAATCAAACATATGAAGTTCTTTTAATATTGTTTCTGTTTTATTTTTCAGTAGTTTTTCAATCTTATGATTAAATTTTAAATCATAATTAAATTTTCTCCATTTGTTTAGATTGACACCAGAGCCTAAAAATCCCCACGACACTACATCTCTAAAGTAAAAATAAATAGAATCTATATCATATTTATCCATATGATTATCAAAGGTTAAAATCATATCATGGTCTAAAGCATTAGCTAACGATATAATTCTAGTATTTTTATTTTGATATCTATTTTGATTAAATTCAAAAACTAATTGCTCTGCCTCGATACCAATTAAATCTTTAATAACGGATCGCTCAGTTTCAATCTTATGTGTGAAAAATTCATTGCCATAAATAGAATGTAATAATCCTGCAAAACAAATATCCTCTTTGCACTTCCATTTTCTTAATTGGTCATACACATTTATTAAATGTTGAAATAAGGATTTGTTATGATGAGATATTTGCTGAGTTTTTTTTGAAATTAAATAGTTGATAGATTTTACATATTTATTCATCTTAATACTAACCAAGATGTTAAAATATATTTTTCACCTTTTAATGGTGGATTGCCTCTGTGTACATAAGGAAACGCTGCAGGCCACATTATAATTCTACCTGATTTTGGTTCAACTCTTTTTGAAAAATGTAAAAACTCAGTTTCTCCTCCTTCTTCAACATCGTTTAAATATATGGCAAACACTAAAGCTCTTTTTTCATTTTCATAACCTTTAGAGTGTTCGATATGCCAAACGTGATAGCCTTCACCTGGTAAAGTTTTTTGTATTTTAATATCTGTGAAGTGAAATGTTTTTTCATCATATGCCGTGCATATTCCTGTCTTTTTATTATAATAATCAAAAGCAGTTCTTACATTATATATCAAACCTCTACAGGCATCCCACCAAAAATTTAAATTACCAGGATTACAAAAAAGCTGTTCATCATTTTTATCGTTTACACTTGATTGTTCAAAATCAAATCTATTTAAGGTTTGATTGAATGTTTTTGATTTTTCAAAGAGATCAATCGCTTTATCACACTCTGACTTAGGTAAGTAATTATCAAAAACAGCTATAAAATTATCTATATTATTTATTCTCTTGTCCATTTATATATTCTAAATCCTCATCTGAAAATTTTTTAAATTGTTCTTTTGTATACTGATCATTAGCGTGGTGAGTAAAGGGACCATGCTTATCAACATAGTGAATAAAAACTTGTGCTAGGCCATCACCTGTATATTTGTTTTTTCTCCCATGCTCATCTTCTACACCTAAATATAATAAGGCATCTCCAGTTTCAATCTCAACATCATTACCCTCTATAACTAAAGGCCAATCATCAGTTTTATAAATACATGCTGTAACAGAAATCTCACAAGCCGGTCTATCTTTATGCATTTCTAGAGAAGATCCAAAACCATACCATCTCCAAAAAGTGTAAGTCTCTAAAAGTTCTAAACCAGTTTCTTTTTCTAATAATTCTTTTTTAAGTTTAGACATAGATGACATGAGTTTGTCATTGTAAAAAGATAAGGCAAAACATGGTTCTCCCTTATGAGATTTAAAAGCAGCAGGATCTTGTAAAACAATTTTACAATAACTTTGTAATACGTTTAATTCTTCTTTTGTAAAAAAGTTTTTTACTATTTTGTATCTAAAATTTTTTCTTATGTTAGCCATGCTACTATACTATATCGTGTTCCTTTAGTTATTGGTTCTATCATATGTGGGTATAAAAAATTAGATGGAAAAAAACAAATACTGCCTTTTTTTAAAGGAACTCGCTTCATTTCTTTGTTTAAGTATTGATAAGCAAAAACAAGATCTCCACCTTCATAATCATCGTTTAAATTAATAATTACACTTAACGATCTTGGTGTGCCATGAAATTCATCAGTGTGATAAAGATACTTTCCCCCTGTATTATATTTTAGTAAATCAATTTGATTTATTTGTGCTGCTTCTAGTCTTGGAAATTTTATCCTGTATGTAGAATAAAAATGAAAAATTTCGTCATATATTTTTTTAAAGTATATTTGTTCAGATATTGTTTTTTTTGTTAGAGAGTGTCCAGAAACTTCTCTGTAATCTGTATCGCCAGCTTTTGTTGCTAATGATTTTTTACAAACGTGATTTATATATTCTACGCATCTTTCACAAAAAATGGGATCAACTATATTGTTATAAACTACTATTGCGTCTTCAATTTTTTCTGTAATCATCCGTATACTTCTTATATTATTTACTATATAAAATCAAACAAATGAAATTGGTTTACTGCATTCCGGATAAAATATGGTGGATACATGATTTTTTACCAACTGATGTTTACAAGGGTATTCACAACGCAATAATTAAACAAAGAAAAGAAATTAATTTGAAGTCAGCAGAGGGGGCTTGGGATCCTAATTTAATTAGACACTTAAATGCACCTTCTAGAGTAGAAGTAAATCAATATCCACCTTTTGAAATATTGAAAAACAAAGTCAAAGATAATCAATTTTTTAAATTACCTTTTGTAGAAAAAATGACAACTACGATACATTATATGAAAAATAAATCTGGCATAAATTGGCATAGTGATGTGTCTTGGAAATATGGTGCTACATACTATTTAAATCATAGATGGAATATTCATTGGGGCGGTGAATTTATGTTTGCAGATAAGGCAGCACATGGGTTTCTACCGATCACCGGCAACTCATTAGTGATAGTAAAATCACCCTTTGATCATAAAGTTAATCCTGTATTAAGTCCCATAATGCCTAGAATATCTGTGCAAATGTTTATGAAGTGAAATAAATATGTTATAATTCTGCATGCCTTTAACAAACGTACTAATAAGACCTGGATTTAACAAACAAGTTACTGACGTAGGAGCAGAGGGTCAGTGGGTTGATGGAGATAATGTTAGATTTAGATATGGTCTACCAGAAAAAATTGGCGGTTGGGAACAACTAACAGCCGATAGTCTTGTTGGAGCTGTGCGAGCGCAACACGTTTATGCGGATTTAGATGGCAATATATACGCTGCTTTAGGCACAACTAGAGCTTTACTAATTTATTATGGTGATAACTTTTATGACATTACACCATTATCGGCAGCCATCACTGGAGCGACTTTTACTACTGTTAATACATCACCGACAGTTACAGTGAACAAAGCTTTACACGGATTAGAAATAGGAGACTTATTTACATTTACATCTGTAACTCCTCCAACAGGTGCTGGATATAGTGCTGCTGATTTTACCACTAATACTTTTCAAGTTGTTACTGTGCCAAATATAGATTCTTTTACAATCACAATGGCATCTAACTCTGGCACGAGTGTGTCTGCAAGTGGTGCAGCAACCATTAATCCTTACGAGAAAGTAGGACCATTATCTTCTACAGGAGGATATGGATGGGGCACATCTACTTATGGCGGAGCATCTGGTGTCACTAATACTTTAAATGGTTCGTTAAATGATGACACTGCGGGCACAGGAGGATCAGGCACTAGTATTACTTTAACATCAACAGCTGGATTCCCAACAAGTGGAGTGATTGAAGTGGGTGCTGAGTTTATTTCCTACACAGGGATATCATCAAATGATTTGACTGGCATAACTAGAGATGTTGCAGGCACTAGATCAGCTCACTCTTCTGGAGCATCAGTAGAATATTATACAGCTTGGGGTCAAAGATCTCTAACAAGTAATGTAATACTTGATCCTGCTAGTTGGTCTTTAGATAATTTTGGACAAATACTTATTGCAACTGCAAAAAATGGTAAAACGTTTTCATGGAATCCTATAGCCTCTACATCTGCAGCTTTAGAAACAAGAGCAACTGCTATAACAAATGCACCTACTAGTTCTGTTCTATCTGTTGTATCTGAAAGAGATAGACATTTAATAATATTAGGTACTGAAACAACGATCGGTTCTGTTTTAACACAAGATAAAATGTTCGTTAGATTTTCTGATCAAGAAAATTTAACTGATTACACACCAACTTCTATTAACACTGCTGGCACGTTAAGATTAGATTCAGGAACAAAAATAATAGGTGCTGCTAAAGGTAAAGATTATATTTTAATTTTAACAGATACATCTGCTTATATAATGCAGTTTGTAGGACCACCTTTTACTTTTTCTTTAAGACAAGTAGGATCTAACTGCGGGGCTATAGGTCAAAATAGTATTAAATATATTAATGGTGCTGTTTATTGGATGGGTCAATCAGGTGGTTTTTTTGTATTTGATGGAACAGTAAAAAGCCTGCCTTGCTTAGTAGAAGATTTTGTATTTACGGATAAGGGAGATAATTTAGGAATAGATTATGAAAACGGAGAGTTAGTTAACGCAGGTTTAAATAATCTTTATTCAGAGATAAGTTGGTTTTATCCTAAGAAAGGATCTACTGAACCTGATAGAGTAGTGACTTATAATTATGATGAAAATACTTGGACGACAGGCACGTTAGCAAGAACCTCTTGGCAAGACGCTACACTATTTGAAGTGCCTTACGCTACTGAGTATAATACATCGGGTACACCAACGTTTCCTGTAATTCAAGGTGTTACTGATGTTAATGGATCAACACTATACTATGCACATGAAATAGGTAATAACCAAGTAGATAATTTAGGTAATAAAACAGCTATACCTGCATTCATACAATCTGGATCTTTTGATTTAGATACAGAGGGAAATGGTCAATTTTTTATGTCCATGAGAAGATTTGTGCCAGACTTTAAATTAATATCAGGCAACGCTAAAATCACAATAAATCTAAAAGACTTTCCAACGGACACCGCAACATCATCTCCGTTAGGGCCTTTTACAATTACTAGTTCGACTGATAAAGTAGATACTAGAGCGAGAACAAGATTTGCAAGTTTAAAAGTAGAGAACACTTCAACTGATGAAAGTTGGAGATATGGAACGTTTAGAGCGGACATACAACCAGATGGACAAAGATAATGGACCCGATAGAAGCACAAATATTAGCACAAATAGAAAACCTACAAGCACAAAAAAATTTTGAGGCTTATCAACCATCTATGGGTACAGGTATATCACCCATGGCGAATCAAATGAATTTAGCTCCACAGGAAAGAGAAGTAGGATTAGGAGAAATAGTTAAAGGTGCAGCAGGAAATGTAGTTAGAAATAAAATTATGGAAGCCGCTGCAAAAAAAATGGGCATAGAGCAGTTAGGCCTTGCAGGACAAATACCTGCAATTGGAGGTTTAATACAAGCTTACGCTCCTCCTGTTTTAGGTTTTACAGGTTTAGCTGCTATAAAAAATAAAATAGCAAGCAGAGGTTTACGAGATGCAATAAGTAGAGAATCAAGAAGAGATTTACAAAATAGAATAGATCAGGGTGAGTTTGGATCAAACGTACCTACATCACAAGATGAAGCTCGAGGATCAAGTGGTGGAGGGGGTGCTGGTAATTATGGAATGCCAGGTAGAGCTGCAACAAGTTATGAGGATTTATAATGGCTAAAATAAATATTTTTGTTCCTGAACCAAAAGAACAATATGAACCTACTAATCAAAGACAGATTATTGAAGCAATTGATACATTAAAAAATCAATTAAATTTTTCTTTTCAATTTGATATTAAAGAAGAGCAAGATACTTTTAACTGGTTTATATCATGACAATACAATACAAAAATCAAGGAATTGATCTTACAACTACAGGGGTGACGAGTGTTCTTACTTGTCCTTCTGATGCAACGATTCTTGTAAAACAAATACAAATCAACAATGGTTCTGGTAGTGGTGTAAACTTAAGTGTGCAAGTTACAGACACCTCTGCAACTGCAACGTTTAGAATATTTAATGAATCAGTATCAGGCACGACAACAAAAGATATTATAAATTATACTTTAGTTCTTGAGGCAGGTGATATTTTAAAAATGACAGCAGGGACTGCAAATGAGATACAAGGTATAGTATCATACGCTTTGTTAGATAGATCACAACAAAATGGCTAAAAGAAAATTTGTTAACTTTGTACCAAGACCAAAACCTAGGAAGAGGCCTGGTCGTCACAAAAAAAGGCTTAACAAAAACGAAAAAAGATCGTATAAGAAATACAACAAACAAGGAAGATAAATATGAGTGAAGACTTACCAAGAATACCAGCAGAAGCTAAGGAAGTCATCAAGCACAAAAAGACAGGACAGGTTTACGAATCTAAGGCTGCTTTTGATGCAGATGTAGCAGATCCAAATACTGATACAACTGCTGATGATTTCTCACAACACGTAGAGATTACTGTTGCAAAACTTACTCTGTTTGGTAGCACTAAAAAATAATGCAACCACGAGGCGGAACTGAATTACAACTAGAGATGTTGTATAAGAATTGTGATAATTCTTTACTAGATCAAGTGCAGATATGCACATCGATACCAGGTAAAATACCTTTGCATCCAGATAAGTTAAATATACTTTGGCAAAAAAATTCTTACGATCAACCAAATTTGTTTGATTTTTTTAACAATCCAAAAAAACATGCAGAATATGATTGGTATGTTTTTAATTCACATTGGAATTATGAAAAGTTTAGGCATTATTTTAGAATACCTACTGAGAGAAGCATGGTAATTAAAAATGGATGTTATCATTTTCCGCAAAGAAAAATTTATAAAAAAGGTGATCCAATAAAGTTATTATATCATTCTACACCATGGAGAGGATTGAGCGTGCTTTTAGGTGCGATGCAGTATGTTAAAACACCTAACGTCACATTAGATGTTTATTCAAGCACTAAAATATATGGTGAAGAGTTTCATAAGGAAAATGAACATTTATATAAACCACTTTTTGACCAGGCAGAATATTTAAAAAACGTTAATTATATTGGCTACAAACCTCATGAATATATATTAGAACGAATAACAGATTATCAAATGTGGACACATCCTAGTGTTTTTGAAGAAACGTTTGGTATCGGTGCTTTAGAAGCAATGAGCTCAGGGTTATATTTAATTACGACTAATTTTGGTGCCTTGTTTGAAACTTGCTCTGAGTGGCCTATCTATGTTAATTATACAAATAATTTACAAGCTCTTGCAGAGAGATTTGCTCACGCTATAGATATGGCATGTGCCAGTCTTCATGAAGATTATGTGCAACAACATATTGAAGAGCAACAAAAGTTTGCTAAAAGATTTTATTCTTGGGATAAAAAAGGAAAAGAGTGGGAGACATTTTTGAAAGGAGCTCTAGATGAACGACAATCCACAAGGCTATGACCATGATGAGGTAAGAAAGCCAATTTGGAAAAATAAACCAAGTGAAGAACATAAAATATATGCTAACGAAGATACGTATCAAACTATTAAAGAGATTAATAATAAAACAGAAGATAAAGGCGACATACATTTATTTATAGGAACACCCTGTCACTCAGAAGTTTCCATGCACTATGTAAATGCTATAATTAGTTTAACTAAAGCCTGTCATAAAAGAAATATACCTATTGAGTTCTCATTAATTAAATCATCGTTAGTCACGCAGGGACGTAATTTATGTGTATCTGCTTTTCTTGATTCACCAGCTACTCATTTAATGTTTATTGATTCTGATATATTTTTATATCCTACAACCATATTTAAAATGATTAAGGCTGACAAAGATGTGATCTCTGTGCCATATCCATTAAAAGCTTTTTTATGGGATAAATCTTTAACACAAGTCAAGGATGGTAGTGTAAAGACTGCAGAACAATTAGCTCAAGCTGGCAATACTTATCCAATGAGAGTGCCAGACAAAAAAGATATACAACTAAACAATGGGGTTATAGAGGTAACTCATAGTCCAACAGGAGCGATGTTAATTAAAAGATCTGTGTTTGAAAAGATGATTAAAGCATACCCACAAAAAGAGATAAAGCAAAGCACAGTGATAAATAGTAAATTAGTTTTAAAAAAGAATATGTGGAACTTTTTTGATACTATTCATGACCCTATAGATAAGACTTATTTGGGTGAGGATTTTGGCTTTTGTAGGCTTTGGAAAGACATAGGCGGTAAATGTCATGCCTATATATTAGATGAAATAACCCATGTTGGCGAACATCAGTATACAGGTAAATTTGCTGATGAGTTGATCACAATCAAGTAAAATGCTATTATCTCATACTTAGATCTAAAAGGAGAATATATTTAAATATGGCAATTCAAGCTTTAATACCTTACGCATTAGCTGCCTATGGAGGTTATCGAGGATACAAAGATTCAAAGGATCAGGGAATAACCGGTATCAATAGATTATTAAATACAGCAATAGGTGCATACGGGGGTTATAGTTTAGGAACCACTGGGTTAAATGCTTTTGCAAGTCCTGAAACACTAGCAAAGTTTCGAGCAAGTCAACCTGCATTTTTACAATCTAGATTTTTTCCGCAAGTCAAAGGGGCGGCTCCTGTAATAGATTCTAGGACGATGTCAGCAGTGCCTGGAGGTGGAGATCCAAAAATGTTTGCACCAACAGGGACATCTAATGAAAGAGGTATAACAGATATTTTATTAAGAGATAAAGAGGGTGAATATGATCCTGTAAAAATAGCTGCACTAGCAGGTGGTATTCCATTCTTGGCAGGTGCATTTGATCAAGCTCCCGTAGATATTTATTCACCAGGTTACAACGTGAGTTATCTTGAACTTGCAAAACAGAGAGGTAATTTCAAATACATAGACCCGGACACCGGACAAGAAAAAGAATATCAATCAATGTATAAACCAGAAGAACAAGGTTTAGGTGACAGAAGAATAGGTGCATATTCAATGCCTGTACAAAGATTAAAAGTAGGTGGTATAGCTGCTGTAAATAAATTTAATGAGGGTGGTGTAAACTATCTTCCATCAAAAATGACTCACGATGAAAACGATTCTACTAATTATGTTAGAGCGTCAGGATATGTTGAAGACGGAGCAGGAGTTGGTGATAAGGACGAGGATACAATGTTAGCTCAATTAGCAGACGGAGAGTTTGTAACAAGAGCAGATGGAGTATTAGGGGCTGGAATCATAGCTGGAGCTAATCCAAATAGCATGAAGGACATGAGAGAAAAAGGTGCCCAATACTTCTATGAACAACAAAGAAGATACAAACGTGTCTTTGATTTATTAAAGGAAGCAAATGGGAACAGTAAACAAAAAGAAAATTAAACCACTAGTAAGTGTATTACCTATTGAGCCGAAGGATGTAGATAGATTTTGGCCTTTAATGGAGTTCATGGTTACAGAAGCATTAACCTTTTCTGGTAAATACGCAGATGCTGAATGGGTCTTTAGAGAATTAAAAAAAGACGTAATGCAGTGTTGGATTATGTTTGGCTCTGATGAATCAGAAGAAAATAAAGTATTTGGTGTTTGCATTGGTAGAATTGCATCACTACCAAATTATTCACAATATGAAATAATTATATGCACAGGTAAAAGAAGAGAGCTGTGGGAAACTAATTTAGTGAATGAGATCACAAATTTTGCAAAACATAATGATTGTAAAAGATTAAGTATAATGGCAAGACCCGGTTGGGAAAGAGTATCAAAACAATGGGGTTGGAAAAAGAAACACGTACAACTAGAGAAATGGATATAATATGAGTTTTTTTGGAGGAGGAAGACCAACAGCACCTACTACACCATCGACAACAACATCGATTGTAAGAGAAGCACCTGGTATTGAAGAACGTAAAATAGAGTTGATGGATATTGCTAGACAGATAGCAGATCAACCTATTGACTTACCTGCTTTACAAGTAGCTCAATTATCAGATTTAGAAAAACAAGGTATCACTGCTGCTGGAACAACAGGAGTTGGCTCAGGTGCAGTGCAAGAAGGGATTGCTACAATCAAAGGTGCTGCAGCAGGACCAAACATTCAACAATTTTTAAATCCTTATCAATCGTTTGTTACTGATGAAATTGCAAGACAAGGTCAGATGATGCAAAATCAATTAGGTGCACGAGCTATCGGAGCAGGTGCATTTGGTGGCGGCAGAGAAGGTGTTCAACAAGCAGAGCTTCAAGGTAGAACATTAAGTAATATTGGAAGATCATTAGCACAAGGATTTCAAACTGCTTTGGGCGGAGCGCAAAGGCAACAACAAATTGGTTTACTAGCAGGACAACAATTAGGTGCTTTAGGTGCTCAACAACAACGTATGTCACAAGCTGATTTACAACAATTAATGGCAGCAGGTGGATTACAAAGACAATTAGCTCAAGCAACTTTAGATGCACAAAGACAAACAGAATTACAACAACTATATGAACCTTACCAAAGAGCTGAATTCTTAGCTAACTTATACGCTCAAGGACCTAAAACACAATCTGGTGTTACTATGGGAACTACTCCATCAACAAGTCCGTTTGCACAAGCAGTTGGTACAGGTATAGGAGCATTTGCAGCTTATCAAGGTGCTAAACAAAACACTACAACATAGGAGATTAAATGAATAAAGTTTTAAATAGACCTATGTTTAGAAAAGAGGCATTAAGAAGAGGTCACTTAAAACCTATTAAAGCACAAAGTGGTGACTTTATTGGACCTAGACGTTTTTTTCCACCAGTTCCAGTCGGAGCACCGACAACAAATGTTTCAGGAACTGTACAAAGAAATTTTCCCGTTTCAATGGAAGTTCAAAAACCTAGTATGTTTAAAAGAATGATTCAATCTCCTATTGCTAGAGGATTAGGATCTATGGTTAGCTTACCCGGTTATGTTGGGTTTGAAGCTACGGGACAAGTAGCTAACGCTTTGGGTATGCAAGATTCACCATATAAACTACCATTACAAGCAGCTGGTGCTTTTGCTGCAACTAGAGCACCTGGTGCTGCTGCGCTTATGGGATTAGGTGCAGGACCACAAATAGCTATAACAGGTGCAGGTCTTGCAACTTATTATGCATATTTAAAAGCTAAAGAACAACAAGCAAGAATAGCGGCAATGTCTCCTAAAGAAAGAAAAGAATTTTATGCAAATCAAAGAGCAAAAGCGGTAGAGGGAGAAGGCAGTCTAGACATGTTTGACGATTCATTTTTCAAAGATTTTGAAGAAAGTAAAAAGGCTACTGCTTTAGCAAAAAAAGAAACTGCTGATGCAGCGTCATCACTTACTCAATCGCCATCAGCGAAACCAGGCTCAGGTCGTGTAAGTTTAGGTAAAGATAATTTAATTAAAAAAGAAAACGAACAAAAAGTTGGAGATAAAGATTTTGTCGACATAAATAAAGTTGTTGAAAACGAAAAGAAAAAAATGTTTGACCAAAAAACTGATGGACCCGATCCATTAGCAGTCGCACCCGTCCCACCACCGGATAAAGAAGAACCAAAATTGAGTAATCAGAATGTTGATAATAAGGGTGAAACAACTCCAATTACAGGCGCAGGAAATGTTAATGGTAAAAGTTATTCATCTGATGTGATTAAAAGAGGTAAAATGATTGCCAAAGAATTGTTAGAGGGTAGACAATCTCAAGCAGGATTAGTGTTTTTGGCAAATTTAGCTAGTGGTTTATTATCAGGTAAAACAAGTCAAGGTGGTATTGCTGGAGCTATGGATGTTTTAGGACAAGCGTTAGGTCCTGCAGCTAATAATTATTCTATAATGAAGCTTAAAGAAAATGAAATTGAAAATCAAATTATGGGACAAGCATTAGATATTGCTTTGGCAGAATATAAACTTGCAAACACAAACCAAATTACTAAAGGACAATTAGGAAGAGTTCAATTTTTAGGGCCAGGTGGTAAAGTAAGAAATTTTCAAGGTGGTATAAACGAAAATGGAATTCCATATTTATTAGTGGGAGGCCGACAAGTTGCTGCATCTGATATTTCAGGAGATGAATTAGTAGAGTTGTTTGGTGATCCAACCTTAAAAGATTTTCAATATAGTTCTGCAATAGTAAAAGATAAAATATCTGATGATGAAGCTAAAGCACATAGATTATTATTACAAAATATTAAATCTAAAAACATTGTTTTTGATGTCAAAGGTATAATTAAAGCAACCGGTGCTGCAGGTACAAAAGGTAATCTACAAATTGCTTTAACTAAATTGAACTCACTATTAAATGACTTTGGTTTAGGTAGCACTGAAGATGCCATACAAAGACTAAGTTCTAATGAAGAAGATTTTTTTAGAAGTCTTGAACTTAGTTATCAATCTAATGAAATAACAAAAGATCAATACAAAATGTTAAAAAAAGGCTTTAAGAAAGGGAACATACAAAAAACTATTGAGAAGGCAGCTAAGGAAAATTATAAAATAGTTGATAAAGAAACTGGTCAATTAAGAGAGCCTACTACTAACGAATTATTCGAATTAGTTAATGCACAAACTACCTTAGCGTACGCACTTGCCAACTCATTTAAAGATACAGATAGATTGACACAAAAAGACGTAACAGCTGCTATGTCAGTCATTAATATTTTACCTGCATTTGGTGGTGCTGAAACAGCAATAGCTTCTTTGAATGCTTTAGAAAAAGATTTAGATAGAAGTATCGAATCAACAATTAATAGATTAGAGAGATCTTATTATACTCAGTCTGATGTCATGAATGGTTTCTTAAGTTTATTAAAAGGCGGAGCAGGATTTGGTAAAACAGATACTTCAAAAGTAGTTTCTGAAGAAGAAAGAATGGATATTTTACAAGGGATACAATTCTAATGGCAACAATAGCAGATATACAAAAACGATTAGATAATCGAACGTTAGATCCATTTACTTTAACTCCTGAAGAGAGAAACGCAATAGACTCAGCTATTGATGATGGTATTTTAAAAGGCCCAAAAACAATGGAATTGATGGAGATAAGAAGAGGTGTAGCAGAAGATATTGCTCAAGAAAAAAGATTTCAAGAAAACCCCATACAAGAAGCTTTAGATGAAAAGGGTTCATTTTTAAAAGGGAGACCAGGAGCTGTGCTTGCAGGTGATTTAACCGGTGTTGCTGTTGGATATAAACTTATGTCAGGCAGATTATTTGGCGCAGCAAAAAATGGAAATTTGTGGACTAGAGGCCCATTAACAATCGGAAAACAAATGGATAAGGTTGGTAATGTATTAGCTAGAGGTCCTGGACCTTTAAAATTATTTGGTGGTGCATTAAAACTTGTTGGTAAAACAGCAGACTTACCTGAAAGAGTTGTAAGAAGTCCGTTAGGTCAAGCAGAAATTGTTTCAACACTTACAGGTGCGGTAGGAGCTGCTGCAGGTTCAATTACTTATGATGGTATGAATAAAGCTGCAGGTAAGACTATTGCAGGCGCATTAGTGCAAGGACTTGCTGATTTAAGTGACCAAGAAATTAAAACAAATATGACTTACAATGCTGCAAATGAGTTCAAAGATTCGTTAATTTATGGTGGAGCTGCATCAGCTTTTACACCTTTCTTAACAGGTGTATTAGGAAAAGTAGGTAGAAAAATTTTACCTACAAAAAAAGGCCCTGATATGGATAACATGTTAGAATATATTAGAGAGAATGATTTACCAGCTCCATTTATTTCACACTTAGATCAAAACAAAGGCGCAGGGAGATTAGCAGCCAACTTTTTTAAAACTGCTGGTGTATTTCCAGGTATTGCCTCTATGGGTGAATCAGCAATTAGTAAAGCTGAGATAGCAGGTGCAAATTTATATTTAAATCAATTTTTAAATTATGCTCCTCTATTAAAGGTATCTGCTATGAGCAGTGCTATTTATAATCAAGTAGCTAAAACATACAACGAAAGAATAGCATTGATAGGGTCTAGTTATGCAAAATTGCATGCTGATGTAGCTGCTGCGGGTAATCCTAAACTAATAAGTTTAGAAAGAACAAAGAAAGAAGCATTAGAATTCATTAAAAACTATAAAGACACTTATATAGATCTAACAGGGGCTTACAATGTAGATTTTAAAAACATCGCTAAAGTTTTACAAAATCAAGGTGATTCAATGTATCTATATTATAATTATCTTGATGCTATTGGTGATGTTGTTTCCCCATCTGAGTATTTAGGTTTAAGACAAATGTTAAATAAAGCCTTACAACAAACAGATTTTCAAACAATTCAACGAAGCACTTACGGATTAATTAATGCACTAGAAGATGATTGGATGACTTTTGGAGCTAATATAACAAAAGGTAATCTTTTAAGAGACGAGTCAATTAAAAAAACCTTTGATGAGTTTGTAGAAAAACAAGGTAAAGAAGCAGGAGAAACTTACATTAAAACATTAATAGACTCAGGTAAAAAAATTAATGATGATTTAATAGTCGCTAATCAAATTTTTAACAAAACAATTAACAGATATACAAACCCAGCGATTATAAGACAACTACAACAATTTGATAAAACTCTTTTCACTAACAAAGGAACATTTGGAATTGTAGGCAGAGAAGCGTTACCAAGAGACAAATTATTTGATAAAATTGAACAGAATGTTTTTCAACACGGAACAGAAGAATCCATACAACAATTTAAATATTTGTTAGGAGCAGGTCCCAAACTTGTTGGAGATGGTTTAAAAGATGCGGGCCTTAAAGCTAATGGCGAGGCTGTTTTTAATGCAGCAAGAGCTAGATATCTATGGAATAATATGTTGGAAGCTTTTGAATCAAAACAGATAGCAGGTGATATTTATAGACAAATAGATCAAAGTGCTGATGTAAAAATTGGTAGACAATATACTACTGAGTTTTTAGAAATGTTACAAAAACAAGGTGGTCAAGCGTTAGAAGATGCAAGAGGATTTACTATTAAAGATGTTGAAACTGGTAATGGTATTTACAATATTCAAGAGTTAAGACTTAATGGAGACCAAGTAGCACAATTTAGTATTAAAAAATTTTTAGATAATTTAGGTTATTCTGGAAAAGCTACTGACGCAACAGCTCAAAAGTTAAAAGCTATTTTTGGTGATAAAAAACATTTTGATAATTTTATGAATTTTACAAGATACATGGATTCCATATCTCAAGTGAAAATATCTGACCCGTCTACTTTTCTAATGAGAAGGTTTCAACTTGGTGCATTAGGAGCTGTAGCGGGAGGATATTTGATAGGTAGTGGTAACGAAGCAGGCTTACTTGCGCCATTAGTATTTTTATTACTTGGAAGAAAATTTGGTCAAATACTTGGAGATCCTGTGGCTGCAAGATATTTAAATGATGCTTTAGGTGTAGATGAAAAAATAAAACTTATGAAAGGACAAAAGATTGGTGCAGGAGTGGCACCTGTTCTTCCCGGTTTACCTGAGAAAAAATTTAGAGCAGGTCCTGGTCAACTTCAAAAAGTCGGAGTAAAACAAAGAGATGCATTTGCTAGATTATTTAATTATTTAAATGAGCAAGATAGAGATGTCCCTAGAGTAGATGCAAATGATATTAAACCAGCTGAAATTACAGATAGAATATTAAAAATGTCATTAAAAATTCCTAAACCAATTTACGATGACAACACAATACCAAAAGAAACTACAGAAACAATGTTCGCTGGAGATTTAACTAAAAGCTCAGGTAATGTTGATGAGGATAATGATATGGTCACTTATTTAGATACTGCCATAAATAACGTTGCAGAGAATGCTGTGGATATGGATTTAAGAGATCAAGAGGCAGATGCAAGAGCAGAACAAGAAGGGACACCAATCACTGATGATTTACAATTACAAGCAGCAGGAACGGGTGCACAAAACATACAACAGAACACCGGACAAGTAACTTCAGCACAAGTTGAAAGTGTATTTCCAAGAGATGAAACTTTGATAGCTGCAGCAAGAAGAAGGGAAAAACCAAGTGTCTAATAAAGCTTTAGAAAAAATAGAATCGCATGAAAAACTTTGCAGAATTATGCAAAAGCAAACTCAAGCTGACATTAAAGAATTAAGAAATGATATAAACAGAATAGAAAAAATTTTATTGACTTCAGCAGGTGTATTAATTACAGGTATGGCTAGTGTTATAATAGTATTAATTACAAAACTCTGGTGAAACTAGTCATAAATAAAAAATATCCGTACAAACATTATAATAGATTTTCTGATACTACAGGCAGAAAATATCTAGTGGATAATGTAAAAGTTCCTAGCGTTACTGCCATTTTAAGTGCAACTAAAGATATGCGCCAACTTAATAACTGGCGTAGAAGAGTAGGAGAAAAAGAGGCAGATCGCATTATGAACCAAGCCTCAACGATTGGAACTGAAATGCATCAAGTATTAGAATATTATTTAAGTGGTGGTGGTTATTACAATGATATGGAAGAAGGCGCAAAACCAAGAATGATGGCAAAAACCATTTTGGACAATATTAAAATAGATGAAGTTTGGGGCAATGAAATAAGTCTTGAATATCAAAATAAATTTGCTGGAACTTGTGATATGACAGCCGTAGTCTATGGTAAGCCTAGTATAGTTGATTGGAAGCAAGCAAATAGGCCAAAAAAGGAAGAATGGGTAGATGACTATAAACATCAGTTGGGTGCCTATTATTTAGCCCATACTGCCAATTACGGGCCCATAGAGCAGGGTGTAGTTAGTATTTGTACCCGAGACCTCAGATATCAAGAATTTCGTCTCTCAGAGGCTGATTTGAAGGAATACGCAGATAAATTTTTAAATAGGTTAGAGCAATTTAATAAGCTACAACAACCAGTCTCTTAAATCTTCTTCACCTAATGTTTTGGCAGCTAAATGACCTTTTGTTACCAAAGATTTCATAATAGCCTCATCAAGGGTGTCTTTTGCAACTATATCAATATATGTTACGGAATTTTTCTGTCCCATTCTGTGAGCTCTATCCTCAGATTGTTTTCTTACCTCAAGATTATAATTATTAGAAAAATAAATTACATTAGTACAAGCAGTGAGTGTCAAACCGAAACCGCCTGTTGTGGGGTTTCCTACTAAAAATCTTGTCTTAGGATCTGTTTGAATACGCTCTACAGCTCTCTTTCTTTCTTCTACATTCACTTCTCCATAGATAGATACGACAGAATCTTTGCCATATTTTTTGCTTATAAAATCTATGATTTCTTTAATGTTGTAGATATAATTAGCCCAAATAATACATTTACCATCAGCTTCCTCTAAAATATCATTCAAAGCAGTTATTTTTTGTGAGTGTAATGTTAATATCTCCCCTTCATCACTTTTTGTAAAACCATTACAAACCTGGTGTAGTTTAATAATTTCTGTTAATTTATTAGAAAATGATATAGTGCTATCTTCAACTATCGCTAATGCAGAGATTCGTAGGCGATCATATATTTTTTTGCTCTCACCTTCGAGTTCAATGTATCTTTTCTGACGAATCTTTGGCTTCAAGTCTAAACATTGGTCTTTTCGTATTCTAGTAGAAAATTGTTGTAATTTAGATTCTAACTCATCTAATCTTTTATAGTATTTAGGAACACTTATGTATCTTCCTGAACCTACAGGTATGTCAGACATCTCTGCATATCTATTTCTAAAAGCCAGATAACTTGTAAAGCCTAAAAGTTGTGGACTTAAAAATTGACATTGTGTATACAAATCCAATGGAGATTTTGTTATTGGCGATCCTGTTAGGATACGCCTTATATTTGACAATGATCGTAATCCTAAAATGTTTTTTGTTCTTTTTGCTGATCGGTTTTTTATTGTGGTTGATTCATCCAGTGCTACAAAATTTCTGGTATTGGTAATTAAATAATCTTTACAAGCATTAAAACCTCTTAAAGTTGACAAGGCTTCTACGTTTATTAGAAAGATTCTAAGGTACTCAAATTTATTAAGAGAATCGTACTCTTTTGGTTTACTTATATTCCATTTATAAATTTTATATTGTATTTCTTTAGGTAAATGTGTTTTAATTTCTGATTCCCAAACAGTATAAACAGATTTAGGAGCTATAACTAATACAGATTGTATATTTTTTTTTAAATAAAGATAAGCTAAATTATCAATAGTGACTTTTGTTTTACCAGTTCCCATCTCCATAAAGTATGCCCATTGTGTTTTTTCAGCAGAATCATTTAAAGCATTTCTTTGATGTTCGTAGGGTTTAGTTTTGTACGGATATTTCCACATCGGATAATTAAATATATTTTATTGTTGCAAAGTTCAAGAACTTATTTTAAGAGACCTTAGGAGGAAAATATGGATATAGAAAAAATGTCATCCATTGACATTAGTCAAGATAATGTAAAATCTATCACTGACAAATGTCACCAACTACAAGAACTCCAACAGCAATACAAAGACATCGAGGAACAACTTTCAAAAACTAAAAACAAAGTTAGAGATTTGGAAGAACGTATCATTCCAGAGATGATGCAAGAAGCAGGTGTGTCGAAAATTAAATTAAAAGACGGCACTGAAGTAGAAGTTAAACCTTTCTATGCTGCTAAGATTCCTGAGTCTAGGGTTGAAGAGGCCTTCGGTTGGTTGAGAGGCAATGGCTTTGAGGACTTAATTAAGAACACAGTCACTGCTAATTTCAATCGAGGTCAAGACAATCAAGTGTCGGAGCTTATTAAAGTTTGCGAAGAACATGGTTTTGCTTATTCTAAAAAAGAAAAGGTTGAGCCAATGACTTTAAAAGCTTTTGTAAGAGAACAAGTTGAAGGCGGTAAGAAATTACCTTTTGACTTGTTTGGCGTTTATATTGCTAACAAAACAAAAATAACAAATAACAAATAAAGGAGAAAACGTGAAACCTAAAAACGGACAATCGAACGAAGTTGCGATTAAAAAAGAAGCCGGTGCAGTAACAGCAATTAATATTGAACAATTTGCTGATACAGGTTTTGATAATGTAGACTCAAAAAGTCTTGCATTACCATTCCTTAAAGTGCTTGGTCAACTTTCACCACAAGTTACTCAGGGTGATAGTAATTTCATTCCAGAAGCTAGAGCTGGTATGATTTACAACACAGTCACTGATGAACTTTATGATGGAGCAAAAGGGATCAATGTAATTCCATGCTTTTATAAATTAGAGTACATCGAATGGAGAGACAGAGATAAAGGAGCAGTAGCACCTGTCAATGTTTATCCAAGTGATTCAGATATCATGAGTAAAACCACTCGTGGCGATGATGGTAAAGATAGGCTTGAGAATGGTAATTACATTGAAGAGACAGCCTCTCATTACGTAATGGTGGTTGAGTCTAATAAGACTTCAACTGCTTTAATCACAATGAAATCCACTCAAAGAAAAAAATCTAAAAAGTGGAATTCAATGATGATGTCATTGAGGCAAAAAAAGAGAGATGGCAAAGGTTTTTTTAAACCTGCTCCATTTACTCAACTTTACTCTATGAGCACGGTCTTAGAGAAAAATAATCTTGGATCTTGGTTTGGGTGGGAGATATCTCACGTTGGGCCAGTTGAAAGTGAAGAGATCATGAAAACAGCTTTTGAATTTTATGAAAGTTGTAAAAAAGGATCTGTCCGTGTTAATCATGGAAAAGAAGAACAGGTAGCTAAAACACCATTCTAATTTATGGATCTACTTGACAAAACCCTGGAGGAGTTTGTATTACTCTTCCAGGGCTCAACTACATATTTTGGTGTATCCAAACCCACGGGTAAGAAAAACTCTAAAGGTAAGGCAGAATTCAAACATTGGCTTGAACCTTCTCCAATGACTATTGATCATTGGAAGCAACATTTAACAGGAGAAGCTTATTATGGGTCTGTCCCTATCAGAGATGATAATACATGCAGTTGGGGGGTCATCGATGTTGATCGTTATAATATACAGCATAAGGAAATTATATCGATTATACGTAAAAGAAAATACCCGCTCATACCATTCAGATCAAAGTCCAACGGACTCCATTTAATTTTATTTATTGATGGTGTAGTTCCTGCATCATTAATGCGTAAAAAATTAATAGAGATTGCATCAGATCTTGGTATCAATGACACCACTACAGATATTTTTCCTGCACAAGATGAAGTTGATTTGAGTCCCGACAAGTGGGATGAAAAAAGAAAGGGCAATTTTGTAAATCTGCCATATCAAAAAGCACACATGACTACAAGAGTTGCAATGGATGATGATTGCAACGCAGTTAAATTAGATGAATTATTTAAGTTTGTAAAAAAATATAGACAAACTCCTGCAGCTTTTAAAAAAATAAAAATTTTTCAAGATGATGAAACCAAAGACTATCCACCATGTGTGGTAAATTTTATGAAAAATAAAGTTAAAAAAGGTGAGGGTCGTAATGATGCTATGTTTAACGTAGCTGTACTGGCAAAAAAAATTAATCCTGATCCAGTTATGTATCAAGATTGGACCAGAGATATGATGAGTAAAGTTTGTGAGGAGAGGTTACATCCAAAAGAATTAGAAAATATATTTAGAGGAGTAGAAAATAAAGAGTATGCTTATAAATGTAAAACATCAATAGCTAGAATGCATTGTGTATCAAGTGAATGTATTAAACGTAAATTAGGTATTGGTGCTAATGAAGCTTTACCAGAAGTTGGTAAATTATTAAAAGTTAATTCATATCCAGAACCTTATTGGATTTTACCAATACAAGGTAAATCAATTAGATTATCAACGAAACAATTATATCAACAACAGCTGTTAGGAGAGCAATTATTAAATTTTGATATTGTATGGAGACCTTTAAAACCAACAAAAAGAGATCCAGATCCTTACAGAGATTGGTTAGATGAGTTAATATCTAACAAACAAGATATGGAGGGTTACGATGAACATGAAGAAAGGGAGGATATTTTTAATTCTAGGATGTCTAGATTTTTAGAGGACGTTGAAGACACCACAGAATTTGACCAAATAGATTCTGGTAATATATGGAAAGACCAATATGAGATGAGATTTAAATTAGAAACCTTTAGATCTTTTATGAAAAAAATGGGGTATAATTGGAATGAAAAAGAATGCACAAAATTTTTAGAAACTGGTGGAGCGCAACCTAAAAAAAAGTTTCAGAATATTAGCAGTAGGCATTGGGTTGTAAGTCTACCAAAACAAACAGAGCATAAAAATAAAGATGTTAAATTTATTAAACCGAAAGCTGCGTGGGAAGACAATTAAAATATTTGGTCCTCCAGGCACAGGTAAAACCGAAAACTTATTAAAACGTGTGGAACGTTATTTAAAAAAAGGTTACTCTCCAGATGAAATATGTTACGTGTCCTTTACCAACAAAGCTGTGAACGAGTGTGTAGCAAGAGTTAGAAAAAGATTTAAAGAATATGATGAGGATGACTTTAAGTATTTTAGAACATTACATTCTTTGGCTAGGCAACAATTTGCAGAGATACCAGTATTAGATCCTAAAGCAGATATGCTGATGTTTCATACGCAATATGGAACGATTAAAATTAATTTCAAAGAAGGTCATGATGATCAAAAAGTATATAACAATTGGTCTCTACAAATATATGACAGGGCAAGAAATATGAAAGTTGATCCTGTGTGGCTTTATAAACAACAATCTAGAAAGGCTGTAAGACTGCAGCAGTTTAAATCTATAATCAATGGGTATGAAGAATTTAAAACAATGGAATTAGAAAACGGACAACGAACACCAGACAGATTAGATTTTACCGACATGGTCGAAAGATACATAACTGATGGTTTGGTAATACCATTTAAAGTTTTAATGGTAGATGAAGCACAGGATCTTACTCCTTTACAATGGGATATGGTTGTGAAGATAGCTAAATTTGTAGATAGAGTTTACATAGCTGGAGATGATGATCAAGCCATATACGAGTGGAATGGTGCAGATGTAAATTTGTTTCAAACCTTTCCTGGTCGTGCCTTAGTTTTAAAAAAATCTGTCAGATTAAATAAAGATATACACTTTTTTTCTAAATGTTTATTGCATGGTATGGGTGATAACCGAGTGCCAAAAGAATTTTATTCAAATGGTCAAGATGGTTCTATTTATAGATGGACAGGATTAAAAAAAGTTCCTTGGGATTTAGAAGGTAATTGGATGGTCCTTGCAAGAATAAATGATGTTAAGAAGGAGCTGCAGCAGGAAGCTAGAAATTTATCTTTGTATTATCAAGACGTGAAAGGTAATAAATCTTTTGACCCTAATCAATTCTTAGCAATCCAATATTGGGAAAAAATATGCGAAGGTGGATCTATCTCTAGAGAAGAAGCCTGCACCATGTACGAATATCTATTAAACATAGACCACGGCTACCGGTCAGCGGATAGTAAAAAGTGGAGCTTTGCACACCCTAATCAAGTATTTACATTTGATGAATTGCATTTAAGGTGTGGAATGCGTGATGAAAAAGGAGTTTGGAATCAAGTGTTCAAAAGAAAATTTAAAGATAAAGATAAAATGTATTTTGAAAAATTGATGAAAGAGGGTGTTGATTTAAATCAACCACCAAAAATTACAATAGATACCATACATCAAGTAAAAGGTGGTGAAGCTGATAACGTTGTTTTAGCTAGTAAATGTAATTTTCCATCTCATTTTGACAAAAAAAATTTACAAGAAAAAGTAAAAGAACTTAGAGTTTGGTACACAGGGGCTACTAGATCTAAACAAACTCTACATCTGTTGGGGACTTACCATCAATATAACTTTCCGTTAGGCAAATATTTTAAAACTTACGAGGCTAATTATGCAAGATAAACCTGCATTAAAAATTTTATCTTTAGGAGCTGGTGTACAGAGCTCCACTATGGCTTTAATGGCAGATGCGGGAGAGTTTGGTGAGAAACCTGATGCAGCTGTGTTTGCTGATACGGGTTGGGAACCTGCACCTGTAATAAAGCACTTAGAATATTTAAAAAGTGTAATTAGTTATCCTATACACATTGTTAAAAAAGGTAATATTCAAGATGATATTTTAAAAGCTCTGTCTCCAAGTGGAAATCAATTTGCATCAGCACCATTTTACACATTAAATGAACAAGGTAAAAAGGGCATGGGTCGTAGACAATGTACAAGAGAATATAAAATAACTCCGATTGCGAAAAAAATTAGAGAGATATTTGGTTTAAAACCCAGGCAAAGATTTCCTAAAGATAAACATGTTGAAGTGTGGGTTGGAATATCGACTGATGAAGTTATGAGAATGAAGCCTTCAAGATTTTGGTGGCAAAAAAACAGGTGGCCTTTGATAGAAAAGAAAATGTCCAGGCAAGATTGTTTAAAATGGTACGAGGGTAAAGGTTATAAGATACCAGTTAAATCTGCATGTATAGGCTGCCCTTTTCATGATGATAATTTTTGGATTGATATGAAAAAGAATAGACCAGAAGAATTTGCAAGTGCTGTAGAATTTGATAAAAAGATGAGAATGCATAATCCAAAAGTGAAAAACTTTGTACATAGAGCTTGCGTGCCATTAGACGAAGTAAAATTCAAAGGTGATGATCAAATAGATTTGTTTAATCAAGAGTGCGAAGGAATGTGTGGTGTTTGATGACTGATAAAGATATGTTTGATGACGCTTTTCCACAAGATAAACAAATTGGAGGATCTCATTATAAACATTTTCACATACAACCTTATGAGTTTATTTCTAAAAATGAATTATCGTTTTTTCAAGGGAATGTTATTAAGTACGTTTGTAGGTATCGTTTTAAAAATGGTATTGAAGATTTAGAAAAGATAAAACATTATTGTGATTTAGAAATTAAAAAAATAAAGGATACTAAGAAATGACAGAATTTACTTCTGGGTTATGGAATATAATAAAAAATAATAAAGGATCTCTACTTAGAACTATTATTTATACTATAGGGCATTTTGCTATAGCCATAATTTGTTTAATGCTGATAGCAGATGTTTCTTTTTGGATTGCATTAACAGATGCAATAGTTGAGCCTTTAGCAAACTCTGTATGGTATTTTATTTTAGACAAATGGTGGGCAAGTCGTGTTAGGAGATGGTAAAGTTAATATTTATAGTTGGTATTGTTATGACCCTGACAGGGTGTGCAAAAGATTTAGATATAAATCCATATACAACAGCTTTTCGATTAATAAATCAATTATCAAGTAATCAAGGAGCACAATGACAATCAGTTACGCATTAGGCATGCTTGCAACAGGTCTTGTTGCAATTTTTATTGCAGCAGTTATAACTTATCTCATAATTAATAGATGACTCATCAATTAAATTTTATTTACAATGACTCTGATTGGGTTTGTCCGAGTGAGTATCCAGATTTAAGACATGCAAAAGAGATTGCAATTGATCTAGAAACAAAAGATCCAAACATAAAAACAAAAGGTGCAGGTTGGGCTACGTTTGATGGACATATTGTTGGCTTTGCAGTGGCTGCTTTTGATCAACAATGGTATTTTCCAATACATCATGATGCAGGAGGCAATATGGATGAGGGAATAACAGTAGCTTGGATGCAAGAAGTTTTAAAAACACCAGCAACTAAAATTTTTCACAATGCAAGTTATGATGTTGGTTGGCTCAAAGTAAATGGCTTTCAGATTAATGGTCCTATTGTAGACACAATGATAGCTGCAGCTCTCATAAATGAGAACAGATTTAGTTTTAGTTTAAATGCGTGTGCAAAAGATTATTTGGGTGAAATAAAAAATGAAACATTTTTAAACGAAAAAGCAAAAGAATGGGGTATTGATCCCAAAGCTGATCTCTGGAAACTTCCTGCAGGTTATGTTGGGTTTTACGCTGAACAAGATGCTGGATTAGCATTAAGATTATGGCAACACTTTAAAACAGAAATATCTAAACAAAGTTTAAATGATGTATGGGAGATGGAAATGGAGCTATTACCCATATTAATTGACACTAGAATGAGAGGAATAAGGGTTGACGAAGCACAGGCAGCTAGGTTAAAAAAAGAGTTCAAACAAAAAGAGTCTGAGGTTTTATCAAGTATAAAATCTCAGACCACGCTTGACGTAGACATTTGGGCAGCGAGATCAGTAGCACAAGTTTTTGATAGGATTGGAGTTGAGTACCCACGAACACCGAAAAGTGACGAGCCAAGTTTTACCCAAAACTGGCTAGTGAATTGTAGTAACCCGATAGCGCAACTAATAAGACAAGCAAGAGAAATAAATAAATTCCATTCAACATTCATCGACTCCATTCAAAGATATGTACACAAAGGTAGAATACATTCAGAAATAAATCAACTAAGATCTGATCAAGGAGGCACTGTCTCTGGAAGACTTTCGTATTCTAATCCTAATCTTCAACAGATTCCTGCACGAAATAAAGAATATGGTGATAAAATAAGAAGTTTATTTTTACCTGAAGAGGGGAGACAATGGGGAAGTTTTGATTATAGCCAACAGGAGCCTAGATTAGTTGCTCACTATGCTGCAGCTGTAGATAATAATTTTACAGGTGCTGATGAATTTATAGAGGCTTATAAGAATGAGGCTGCAGACTTTCATCAAATAGTTGCAGATATGGCAGGCATCAGTAGGACTAACGCAAAAACTATAAACCTTGGTTTATTTTATGGTATGGGCAAAGCAAAGTTAGCAAAAGAACTTGGAATATCAAAAGACGCTGCAGATAATCTTTTAAATAAATATCATTCAAGAGTTCCATTTGTAAAAAAATTAGCTGAAGCTGTCACTGGCTCTGCCTCTAAATATGGTTTTATTCGCACAATAAAGGGTCGTAAATGCAGATTTGACATGTGGGAGCCTGCTACCTTCGGAATGAACAAAGCAATGCAGTACGAGGAGGCTAAAGCTATTTATGGTAATAACATTAGAAGGGCTTTCACTTACAAAGCACTTAATAGACTTATTCAAGGATCAGCAGCGGATCAAACTAAACAAGCCATGATTAATTGTTATAAAGCAGGATATATGCCATTATTACAAATTCATGATGAATTATGCTTTTCTATAAATGAAGAAAATGATATTAAAGGTGTTAAGGAGGTAATGGAAAATGCTATCGAAAATCTTAAAGTCCCTTTTAAAGTTGATGTTGCCATCGGTAAAAGTTGGGGCGAAGCGAAAGAATAAAAAAAATATAGAGGGTTATTACTTTGATGGTAAAAAATCAAAGACTCTTTATAAGAAAAAAATAATTTTTTTCTAATGAAGCCTAAAAGTATCGATAAATCAAAAAAATCTAATCTTACTTTTTCTGCAGTTAAGATGAAGTATCTTAGAACACCAGATGATATTTGGTCAGATCTAATAAAAGAATTTAATTTTACAGTAGATTGCTGCGCATCTGATCAAAATCATTTGTTACCAAAGTATTATACAAAAGAGAACAGCTGTCTTGATAAAGATTGGTCCGGAGAAATTGCTTACATACATCCCTTGTTTGATATGAAGATACCTAAGTTTGTAGAAAAAGCTTACCACACGAAAAACTTTACTGGTGTCTTTTTATTACCTGCTGCAACACATACAAAATATTTTCATGATTACATTTACAAAAATCCAAATTGTGAGATAAGATTTTTAAAAAAACCTGTAAGAGGATTTCATTTTGGTCATGATGATGGCACAAAAGATAACCCATTTAAATTAGGATATATCAAACCTCTAATGATTGTAGTGTTTAGGAATCCTTAGATTCTTTTTTCTCTAACTCCTCAATCTCTTCAAAGGTAAGATCTTTTAACTTAGGATCATAAACATAAAATTTAAGTTTATACCCTCTTTCTTTTAACTCTTTTATTCGTTGTGGTGTCCAGTACATTTTGCTCTCCTATTTTTTTTATTCTTAATTATACCACGAGCAATTTTTGACTTTTTTATTTTATTGAATAGTAGACGACCTCCTGTTGCAGGGGTTCTATTCTAGATGCGACACTGAATGCTTTTCGGAAAATTTAGAGCGCACGAGTCTTAGGAATAAAATTAGTTTTTTTTAAAAGCTTAACTTGCTTCTTTTAAAAGATCAGTTTTAGCTATATCAATGTCATATTCATTGATTTTGATCTTTACATCTTTTATTTTAATGTCGAGCCACTTCATGTCTGGTGTAACATTACCCTGCTTTAATGCCTGAGATGCCCACTTGGACTCCAACTGAAGTTTCTTCGCCACTAGTTCTTGTAGAGACATTTCTGTCTACCTCCTCAAAAGTTAAAAACAAGAAGTTGGGATCTTCGAAACCAGCTCCTGGTTTTTCTGTTACATCCCCTGAGTCAACTTTCTTTACTAAATACTCAAGAGCGGCTTTATCGTTCTCTGCTCCAAGTATCTCATCAATATATATATTTTTATATTTTACTTGGATGCGATATAGCTTCATGTATTATTATATAACAAAAAGGGCTATAAAATCAAGCCCGTGTTCGTTTTGGGTTTTGGGAGTGGTATTATTTCTTTTGGCACTTCTACAGCTCTGCAGTCAAAACGTATGATTATTTGACTATTTTCAACATATTCTCTATTCATATCCTCTAATTTTTCAAGATTTTTAAAGGTGTCATGTGCTATTTGATATCCTGTTTCAACGCATTGTGCATGACTAGTAAATTCATAACCTGTTACAGCTGATGACGGACACTGGCCACTAAGCATACTGCACATGTAAATTATTAATAAATATTTAGTCATTTTCCTATATTATCCCATAGTATTTTTTTCTTGCATATCCCATGAAAATGTTTATATGTAAATCATGTTTTTTAAATTAACTAACAAAGAGGATATCATGAAAACAGAAAAAGAGATAGCTGAGACAGATAGGCATAAGGAAACAAATGATTTTCTTAAATCTATGACAGCTGCTGAAAAGTTAAGCGAGGCTTTAGTTTTAAAACCTGAGTGGGAAGTAAAACCAAAAAGCGTAGTGATGACTCATATCTTTTCAGTTGAATTTAATGAGTCAACAAAAAAACTTACATTAATTGTAAATGGTGAAGTTTACAAAACTTTAAGATGTGAGGATATATTAAATGGAAAAATTAAATTTCATAATGGTCTCAATGAGATTATCAGTAAATTTAATTTGTGGAGGTTTGATGAGCCGAAACCTAAAAATTAATTCTAAGTCAGAAGAGTTTGTCAACTTTGTAAAAAGAGTTGATCAAATATTATCTGGCACAGAAACCACAACTGCTACAGGTCAACCAATAGAATATGGTGATGATCATTTTCAAGACAGAATGAAAAGATTACAACAAACTCATTTTGCTTTTGAAGATGGACCTGTGTATCCGTTGAGTATAGATGCGTCCTGTGCATTAGTATGGGACGAAATAAAAGCTAAACAAGATGAGCAAGACAATGGTTTATGATTTTTTTAAAATATTGTTTTTGCTATGTCTATTAACATTTCCAAAAATAACTGCATTAGCATTTGGTGGACTTGTTTATTCAATATTGTTCTAACAAAGGAGGAAAAGATATGAACAATGCAATTAAAAATAAATTCTTTGAGACAACAGATTACTCAAAGTTTAAAAAAGCTAGAGGTAATAGACCTGTAGATGATGCACATGTAAAGCAATTAAAAAGATTGATTGCTGAAAAAGATCTTTATGATCCAATACGTGTAAATAAAAACATGGAAGTAATTGATGGCCAGCACACTTTACAAGCTAGAAAGGAACTAGACTTGAAGGTGCCTTATATCATTATGAATTCTGAAGATCCACTTGATGTTGCAAGACTTAATACGGGTCGAAAGAATTGGTCTATGGAAGCATACTTAAACCATCATTGTGCAAGAGGTAAGTTTGATTACAAAGTTTGTAAACAAAAAATGAATCAATATGGTGTTAATGTTGCTGAAGCAATAGTGCTGCTACTTAAACAATGCTCACTATGGAATCGTATTTCAACAGATTTTAAGACTGGTGAATTTAAAATTCCTGCAGGTGGTATTGAAAATTGTGATCGTATCGGAGGTGCCTTGAATACTTTGAAAAAGTATTTTTTAGGTATGGACGATAGTAAGAGAAGACTAAAAAGATCTATGGTCATGGCTTACATCATAGCTGATAAATGCCCAGACTTTGATCTAAAAAGGTTTAGAGATGCTTGTAAAACTAAGTCATCTTGGTTCCTATCGGGTACAAGCACTAGAGATTACATCATGATTATTGAGAAAATCTACAATAGTGGCAGAAGTAAAAAGAAAATAAAACTTCTTGATTTCTTCGACTCTAAAGAATATCAAGAGCATTAGGAGAATAACATGAACATCGACAAATGGAAATCTTGTGCAGTTGATATTGAATCATACACAATAATTAGAGCAATGGGAAAGGCAGGCTTTAGGAGACCTGGATCTATGATTGCAAAATTAGTTGATGATGAAGTGAGAAAGATAGCTAAGAAAGAGGGTAAAAGCTATCAAAAGATGAAAGAGAATTTACTTTTAGAAGGCAACAAACTTCTAAATGGTAAGTAGAACTGCAGGTTGGATGGTTAACCTTGAACCTGAGTTTGAAAGGGGGTCGGGAGACTGGCCCCTTTTTTATTTATGATTACATTACAAGATACAAAATTATTTATTAGAAATTATGCAGATCATGCTGCATTGAATAAAAAATTAAAAAAAGAGATATTAAAAGTAAGAGCAAAAGAACCAGAAGGCCTGCCAGGGTCAAATGCCAATTGTTGGAGAAGTGTCCACAAGTACAGCTGCGAAGAAGAGCTGCTTAAACCTATAAATTTAATACTTGAAGAATATCAAACTTATTATTTAAAAAGACCAAATACACCAGCGAAGATAATTTATTGGTCGAATATCAATGATTTTGGTGGTGGTAATTTATTTCACACGCATTATCGAGCAGATGCAGATTTATCTGGTGTTTATTACGTGCAGGGTAAAGACACTGGATCGATTAAATTTGCTACGCATGAACAAATGTACTTTATGATTCCACCACACATGCCTTATTCTAAAATGATAGCGCATGAGCCAAACGATGGGGATATTTTGTTATTTCCTTCTTATTTACTGCATGAGGTAACTATTAACACAAGTGATAAAAAACGAATCACTATAGGTTTTAATATAAAATTAGACTTGCAAGACAGGCCAAAATAAGTATTAATTAAGAACGTATTTCCTTAGCCTAAATGAAAAGGTGGGGCTTTAAACACCTTATTTTCATATAAC